AACAAACACAACGTGGATTTTTTTGGATCCCTGAAGAAATTTCATTGACTAAAGATGCTGCTGATTTTAAAGATGCTAGTGAAGCGGTCAAGCACATTTTCACAAGTAACTTGCTACGTCAAACGGCATTAGATAGTTTACAAGGACGCGGTCCAACTCAAGTATTCACACCAGTAGTATCATTACCTGAGCTTGAAGCGCTGGTGTTAATATGGTCGATGTTTGAAACCAATATACATAGCAAATCATACAGTCACATCATTCGCAACATCTACAACGTGCCCAAAGAAGTGTTCAACACCATTCACGACACACAAGAGATCGTGGACATGGCGTCGAGTGTTGGTGATTACTATGATGCACTGCATCAAGTTAACTGCCGCAAAGAACTAGGCATGGAAGTGACTGAAAAGGAACATATCCGAGCCATTTACATGGCCTTACACGCCAGTTATGCACTAGAAGCGTTCCGTTTTATGGTGAGCTTTGCTACGAGCTTGGCCATGGTAGAAAACCGCATATTCATGGGCAATGGCAACATCATCAGTTTGATCTTGCAAGATGAGCTGCTACACAAAGGTTGGACTGCCTATCTCATTAACCAAGTAGTTAAAGAAGATCCACGCTTTGCGGCCATCAAGGCCGAATGCGAGCAAGAAGTCTACGCATTGTACATGGATGTTATCCGTGAAGAAAAAGCCTGGGCACACTACCTGTTCAAGAAGGGTCCTGTTATTGGACTTAACGCACGTATCCTGTGCGACTTTGTGGATTACACAGCACGTGGAGCGCTGTTGGATATTGGTATCAAGTACCAAGCCACAGCACCCAAGACCACCCCTATTCCCTGGTTTAACAAACACACAGACACCAGCAAAAAACAAACAGCATTACAAGAAAGTGAAAGCACCAGTTATGTGATTGGTGTCATGAGCGACATACTAGACTATGACGAGTTACCCGACCTATGAGAAACCTATTAAACTTGTTTGAAGACATACTAAACGATGCCTGGTTCAAAGATGGCTTTGAAACCTACAAAAAGCCAGCACAGGAACGTTATGAGATAGCAGACCAAGACGGCACAATTGAAACCTTAGAGGGGCCAGTAAACTACAAGGCTGGTTACTATATCCTTACTGGCCCAAAAGGTGAACACTATCCTATGCCCCCAGAAAAGTTTGCAGCACTTAAAGACGATCAAGGCAACGGCATTTGCACACCCAAAAAGATTATTAAGATGGCCAAACTTGCTGACCACGATGGTGCAGTAAAAACAAGTTGGGGCGAAACTTTAAACTACACCAAGGGAAATGACTATATAGTTAGACACGGCGCCGGCGACTATGGTGTAGTCAAGGCAGACATTTTTAACCAAACATACGCAGTATAAGGAGAACTAGATGAAAGCAGTAGTATGGAGTAAGTATCATTGCCCATTTTGCGATCAAGCAAAGGCATTGTTGAAGGCAAAAGGCATTGAATTTAAAGAAAAGAAAATTGGTGACGGTTACACAAAAGAGGAACTACTAGAAGCAGTTCCAACAGCACGAACAGTTCCACAAGTATTCTTAGATGATCAGCTGATCGGTGGATTTACGGAACTTAAAAAATACTTTGAAAGCGAACATGTTAATCAATAAATCAAGCAAAATTGAAGCTGGTGACCTAGTCACATTCAAGCTCGTAAACGGCGATGAAATTGTTGGCACAGTAGATAATATAGATGGCACTGACTATCTAGTGTCAAATCCAATGACAGTAGTACCAAGTCAAAAGGGTGTAGGCTTATTTCCAAGTCTCATGACTGGCAAAGACAAATCAGTTGTTACACTCAAGGCACAGCATGTTATGATGGCAGCATTGACCACAGACGAGCTCAAGCCGCACTACACACAAATGACCACTGGTATTGTAACAGCACCTGCGGGGATAATCAGCTAATGGGAACACCTGCTGCACGTAAAGGTGATACTGATAACTTTGGTCACAGTATAGCATCAGCAGTATCTGATACTGTACGTATTGACGGCGCTTATGTGGCCGTAAGAGGCAGCACCATGGACGACGGTGTTGCTATCGTTAGCGGTGTTGTTGATACTGTAAAGATCAACGGTATTCCAGTTGCAGTAGTTGGAAGTACCACTGCACCACACAAAAATGATCCAGGTAAAAACAGCCCGGGCACAATTAATAGTGGCGCAGGCGACGTTCAAATCGGTTAAATACTAGTATGGCATTAACTCCAACAGTATTATTAGCAACATCCGGCATGACCACCGGAGACGGCCTAGGCGTCAACCCTGACATGATTTTAACCATGGCGGCTGTAAGCAGCAATCCATTGGTTGTTACTCTATCAAACCTCAATGTAAACTCCAGTTCAGTTGCAGGATTATCAACTACTTTATCTACATTGCCCAGCTTTTTATACACAGCGGGCAACGTGGCTGCTAATGTAACCACGCAGGCAAATCAAATTGCTCCAGCAGCCTCGGGCGGAGATCCTGCTAGCGGAATTAAAAGTCTTATTGGACTACACGGTAGCGCAGCAGGCGGAGCCAGCAGCATGGCTGAATTTAGCGCAGCCCTACAAAACTTTGGCAGCAAGAGTTTTGCAGACATGGGAGTACATGCACAGGGATTTGCCGATGTTGTTACAAACGGCGCGACCTGCATGGCACCAACGCAAGCTCAATTGGCAGATCTAAGCAGCAAATTGCCCTTGGGCAGCTTGGGCTCATTCACCGGAGGACTGAGTGGATTAAGTGCATCAACTCCTAGCATTGGTGGATTAAACAGTTTGGCTGCAAAGCTAGGCTCTTCAATACCGTCAACATCCAGCGTTGCAGGTATTACCGCAGATGTACCATCTTTTCAAAATGCCAGTTCACTATTTGGGGCAGCACAAAACGTCGGTAACCAGCTGGGAGGACTAACTTCGTCGTTGTCGGGTGCAAGTCCAGCGGTGCTGGCCGGACTTGGTGCCAAGATTGGCGGCATCGCAAGCAGTTTCCAAGGCATCGGACAAAATCTAGATCCAGCTGCATTAGCCAAAGGACAGGCAGTACTGAAAAGTGAAAGCCTAAACAGCGGGCTAGCCGGTGTTGGATCGGGTGTTAAAAACTTTGGTAGCCTGTATGACTTTAATGATCTACAGAGTCTTGGACCTGTAGGTTTGCTTAAAAGTTTGCAAAAGCAGGGATTGGCTGAGAGTTTAGGCATAAATGCTACTATCGACGCCTATGGAGCAGATCCAATGGATCCCGACAACGTTCCTCCTACTATTATTAGCGCAGCACTGGAAAATATCACTGGTGATGACCTAGGTAAGATAGTCAAACAGACTGGTATAACACTGGTACAAGAACCACAGACCGCAGCAGATCTACTAGATCCTAATTTTATTATGCCCCCAGCAGCAGTTGCTTTCTTGGGCATTACTCCGGGCAGCAATGGCATGTTGAATTTGCAAAACAGTTTAACCAACTTGGGTGTACAAGGTGACAATGCTAAAATTGGTGCCTATGTTGAAAGTCTTAAAGTCAAGGCCACTGGCTTTTTGGATCAAGTCAAAGATCTGGTACCACAAAGTGTCAAAGACACACTCAAACCCTTGACTGGTACCGGCAACGGATTGTTTGGTAATCCTACCATGAGTGAAATGATTGGTACGGCAGCAGGTGCTACACACAAAGATTCTTTTGACAAGATCAATACCACACTAGCCAATATACTAAACAGTCCTGTTGGACAGCAACTTTACAATACTGGTAAAGCATTGGTAGTGGCCATATTCAATGGCGGTGGCACTTCAAGTCAATACACTGCCTTTCAAGCAGCGGTGACCAGCTTTAATAGTACTGTACAGTCAAATGCTGATTTGAACGATGCTGTGACAACTGCACAGACTGCTCTTACTGCAAGTCAAAGTCACTTGGCAACAGAAGTCAGCAATCTAAACTTGGCTGGTATTAATCTAGCAAGTCAACCAGCTCCACCAAGTGGTGTTAGTTCTATCATGAGCATGGCCAACAAACTGCATGACTTTGGCGTTGATAAACAACAGTTGGGACACAATGAACTATTTTCAGGCTTGGCCACAAACAGCCTAACTGGAGATGCCATTATTGCTAGCCTACAAGAAGGCAGAAACTTAGCCAAGAGTTATGCTGTGGGATTGCCAACGCCCATGGTACATAATGACTCAGTCATGGTGGCAGCAGCACAAGCCAACGCTACTGCTTATGCCAACACTCCTGATTCACAGCTGACCTACACGGGACAGGACAACTCCGTGTGGGACCGCATAGAACAGGAACGCAGCCGTCGAGGATTACCTGGACTGGAGACATTGGACTATCCACGCCCTCCTGACCAGCCGGTAGCAACAGGTACAACCTTCAAAAATGGCACCAGCCAAGTCAGCAATTTTTGACATTATCAACGCACTTAATGACAAAATAAGTTGCCAACAACCCCATTAACATAGTAGTTAACTAGTTATGTGCATACATAACTCAGTTTTCTGCTGGTTATATAAACTTACTACTTGAAAAAGTAGCCTTAGAGGAGGACGAAAAATGAAAAAGATTTACTCAATCTTATTCGCAATTATCGCCCTGGCAGTATTGGCACCCTGTCATGCGAAAGAGGTCGGCAAGCAATCAGACCTCGACTGTCTAGCAAAGAACATTTATTATGA